CTTTTCAGCGTATGCTCAAGTGACTCCATCTGCAATACTGCGCCACCAACGAGGGAGCCAGGAGCTCCACCAGCCGGGTAACCAGCCGTAAGAGCTTTACTGAGCTGGTCTGCTTCTAAGTTGGTCAGGTTGCCTTGAAACACGCCACCCTGGAGTGCCTGACCATGTTCGAGAAAGTTGCCGTCCATCTAATACCCTTTCTAAGTTCAGTTACTTCAGGTTAATGTTTCGTTCTGCCAGAACTGAAAAATCATTCATTTCGACTCGAGCGATTACTGAAGAATCAACTCGTTTGTCTTGGTTCTTTTGCATCTCAAGCAGCTTGTCGAGCGCTTCGCTCTTGCTGAGTTGAGATGAGGTTGCGCCTGCGTCTCCATCGTTCTTAACTAGAGGAGCTAAGCCAGACACAGACTGGCGAGGTTGAGGAGTTTGAACGAGCTTATTGATTAAGCCTTCAAGCTGAGTAAGCCTTTCGCCAAAGCTTTTCTCTAAAGTATCAGCCACTTGGGTGACGATAGATTTTTTGAGTTCTTCAGAGTCAATCGCAGCCGACTTCGTCATGTTAGCGGTTTTAGCTGCTTTTTCGTCTTCATACTTCTTAATTTTGGCTTTCATTTTTTCAGCCTTGTCGTCATCCATGTCATCCTCGTCATCGTCATCATCATCGTCGTCTTTTTTACTATCCTTTTTGCCGTCTTTATCAGCGAAAGGATTTTCACCTTTTTTCGCTTTCTTATCGTCGTCGCAACCGTCGTCGTGCATGATTTTAAGGTCGCCCTTATCAGCGTGCTCGGCTTTGTTTGCGTCTTCAGGTTTCAAAGTGGAGTCTTCGCGGGTATCACCGGGTAGAGAACCGTTGGCAGACTCAGGTCGCAATTTCGCGTCTTGCAAAGAAACGTCGCCTTTAGCTAGTTGGTCAACTTCGACCATTTGCTGGATCGCAAGTTCGATCGCCCCGTTAAGGGACTTAAGCAGCTCTTCATTCATATGTTAGCCCTTTATTCCTTAACGAGTGATTATTGACCAAAGCCGATGGTGTCGACGGAAGCGCGAATAAAGCGTTTCAAAGCGGAAGCTGAACCAGAGTTAAAAGTTCCACCTGAAGTCGCTTGATCGGCAGGCTTCGTACCAAGAGCAGTGACGTAGAGTTCGATGCCGCAGCCAAGGTCTTTAACCCGGCCGATGATCTCAGCGAGGTAGCCAACGTCAATAGCAGATCCCTTAACAGATCCGAGGGTGGCGTTGTCACCTTCTACGCAGATCATCATCTTATGAACTGGATAACCAACGACTGAGTAGTCGCCAATCACGGGTAACTCTTGAATTTTAATCAAGGCGTACGTGTCAGTAGTTGCCCAGCTTGGATCAGTTACTTCAACTAGGTGGTCGCCAGCAGCGTTAACAGTATGGTTAACGGTGAGACCATCAAGTTGCCGAAGGACCTGATCAAGGTTTCTCTTCAGCTTGTCCGCGATTCGTTTTTGTTGACCATTGTTTGCCATGTTCTTTTACCCTTTTCGAGATTTTATTTGTCCGATCTCTTCCAGCGCATGATTCGAGCAAAAAACAACTCAAATCGCGTATCACTGAAATAGTATACCATCATAGTGAGCTAAATAGTTAATGACTGCCCAAAAAGTGCTTCGCCACCTTATCCATAGTCCAGCCAGCTCCGCAGTGATCACACTTCACTTGAAGGCGGCGCACGACTTGCTTTTTACCACACTCTGGACAGCTAGTGTACATCTTGTCAACGCTAGGCATTATGAGTACCGCTCCGCCAGTCATCCCCTGAGCTGGTCCAGCTGAACCGTAACCTGCTGATAACGCTTTCTTAAGTTCTGTAACACGACGTAAAATCTCAACGACTTGCGTCGTCGCGTCTATCATCTTGGATTCAACGCCGTTTCGTTCAATGAACGAGGGGGCGTCTGGAAGCACAGCAACACTCTTAACTAGAGCTTCCCAGTTTACGTTTACGTTTAAGTCTGACTTCTCGAAGCTAACCGGCATCGCTAAAGTTTGCTTGTTAGCTGGCATAAAAGTTAAAGCGACGGAGTGCACTTTCGTTCGATCTAGCACTCCTCCGTCTTTTCTAGCTAGAACAGCGCCCTCTACTGACATCTTTACAGATAGAGGGGCGTTTTGTTTATGTAGTGACTTCATGATAGCTGCAGCGGCTTTGGCGTTTGGGTGCTCAGCGTCGTCGTACAGCTCAGCTTTAGTGTAAATGTATGGCTTCTTAACTTTTTCCCAGTACATTTTCTGGCGATCGTCTTCGCAATCCTCTGCTTTCATTATTTTTTTTGCGCCTAACACTCTACCAATGGAGTGGACGAACTGCTTACCATGGTTGTCATTGATGCGACCCAGGCCTTGCTCTAGAGCAGAGATGTCGGCTCCTTCAATAGATAAGCGTTCACCTTGCGAGTCTATAGCGTCAGTCGCGGCAATACCATCTATGATTAGACCTTTACGTAGTTCTTGCATCGATGTCCTCGAAGCGATAAGTCGCGTAGTATCGCTACACAGCGATAGTGAGTATATTTTACACTACTTTACTGGTAAACGTTAACTTACTCAACGTCTTCTTCTGGTACTAGCTCGGTAGTGACTGATGTTACAGTCAAGCCACTAAAATCATTGATATGCTCCTCGTACGGATCAATGAGGCGCTCTTCGATGATACTGTCACTTCCGAATACTTGCTTTAATTCTTTGAATGGTTTATAAGCGGCGAGCTTTTTTTCGGCTTTAAGTGCGGTTTTTTTAACTGTGGACTCTGAGACGCCAATAAGGTGGGCAATTTGAGCGTCAGTTAGCTTTTCACGGCTTTCAGCGTAAGCTTTAAAGAAACAGAAGCTATGTTCGTGACTTCGAACTGCCCAAGGGCAGCCAGGGGCAGATCTCTCTTCTTCTTCTGAGGGTTCACGACCTAGCTGCTCTCTCCATCTAAGTCGATGAACAGCTGCGGGGCAAAATTCTTTAGGTAAAGTTTTAAGTTTACGCAAGCATCGCGAATCCATAACGCCTCCTGCGCTACTTATACCTTACAGTCGCTTGCGGATTTTTTTTACTATACCGTTAGGTAGAGTTATCGTGAAATACTCTGTATCCTCTTCTGGTTGAGGATTTCCAACGAGCATGTCTTGAAAAGACTGCTCTTGCTCTAGATCAATCGCTACTTGCGCGTTATAGATAATATCTTCCTGGTCTCGAAGTTGACGCAGCGCTTGTTTAAGGCGCTTTTGAAGTTGCTGAACTTGCTTCTTTAATTCAGATACTTGTCGCTCGAGTTCGATTTGCGTTGGCTGTTTTCTGCTCATGAGACCTCGCTGAAAAGCGCTCTCAGTTATTATATACGACGAACCTCCGTGATTGGACACCTAATGACAGTACCCTCCCACTGGTTGACGCCTACGACTTGGACATCGCCGTTGGGGTACGTGAACGTTATCCGCCCAACGATCCAAGTGTGTCTCAAGTCGTAGAAAACGCTGACGAACTCATCTACTTCGCTTTGTTCGTTTGACATCCTAGCGCGTACTTTCCAAAAACACAGTTAATAAGCTGACGCTGACCGTTTGGATAAACAATACAAGACGTGTTCATCCAGCTACTCGGACTATCTTCGTTGTAGTCAAGTTGAAGGTACGACGACGTGCCCACTGACCAAGCGCCGCGAAGTATTTGCGGAACATGAGAATGACCTGTAACAGACGCTCGAAAAGACTGCTCCATCAAAGCGAGCGTACCACGGCTTCCGTTTGGTCCTTTATCGCCGTGAGCTCCTAGCTGAATCTTAGCAACTTTAAAATCTTCGTTTCGTTTCAGCCACTTGATCTTAGATGTGTCCTGCACTCCAACCACCTTCTCTATCGCGAACTGAACTGGATCTTCTCCACGAATCGCGGCTTTCGCTATATCTAAAGAGAAGTAGTGGTTTTGAGGGTCTTCGATATATAAACCTTTCTTTAGGTACGTGTACAAGAAATCGTCGTGATTAGACTTAACTACCACAACTCGCTTGCGCACTAGCGAACTTAACACATCGAGATCTCTAGCGTATCCTCTCAATTCAGATTCTAGATCCAGTTGATCGCTGATAGACCTTTGAGCCCTCTTTATCGTGTCGCTTTGCTCATGATGGTTGATAGCTAAACCGTTGAAACCATCATGAATAACAATGTAGTCTGGTTGAACGATCGCGCATAAGTCTTTCCAAGCTGCAGCTACGACAGGGTCGGTCTCGCCCGAGTGCCAATCACCTAAAACAAAAGCGGCAGCGTTCTCTTTCGCTAAATCTACGACCTCAACTCCATTTGGAGTGTACTTCTTAAGTTGAAGTCCAGCGATATCATAAAAGGAACCATCAGCCGCTGCTTGTACCTGACGATAATGGAAAAGATCACCGTCCTCGATCTCAACGATTATCGCTCCTATGACGTGATCATGGTCAGCTATATAAGCTAACCTTTCAGACATGTAATACTCAGTCGAGTAGTCTGGTAGAGTGATCGCTCCAGTGGCCATACCGACGTGCGGTAACTTAAAGTTGGCCGCTGGCACACACTCTTGCACTTGCTTAGGAGACGCGACTATTAGGTTACCATTCTTCTGGATTAACCGCTTCAAGCCAGTAAGTGGGTTAATCATTTTCGCAGAAGTCTTTAATGTAGATAATCTGAGGTTACTATTTAAAGCAGTGTCCTGCAATATAAAAAACTCATCCTTAAGCCTTGCGTCGATCTTTCCGTAACGCTCGTGCGGACTTTGAGATCGATCGCCTTTATCACGAGACTTAGCTGGGTCAGCAGTGATCATAACTAAGAGGGCACCGTCGTTCTCTTGTTCCCAAGCTGCGATAGCGTCTCGAAAGCCCTCATGAATGTAACATCCCTGAACAGCTGTCGAGATAATGAATCGCCGTTTTTTCGCGACCACTTCATCGAGAGCTTCGAACGAGTCTGCGGAGAACAGAGACGACACGTGAATGTCGTGAAACATATCTGGCGACTCTCTGCGGACCAGCTCATCAAGAGCTGAGAGAGAGCCAAAACTACGAGTTATGCTGTCTCGCGAACACCCAGCCGCGACCATGTCGTTAGCCGATGGACTAGACCCAGTCTTCTTCACTAGCGATCGGTACAGTTTTAGTATCGCTGCTTTCTGCGACTCTAGCTGTTTAGACTTAGTGTCTTCTTTCAGCGCTTCTTGCAGCTTAGCAAGATTAGCTCTAGCGGCAACTTTTCGAGCGTTAATCCAAGTGCCAAAATAAGTCGCGAGAGTGGGGTGGCTAAAGCGTCCGTAGGTTTCATAGTCACCGTACGACACTTCAGCGACCTTTTTCTTGATTTTCTTCGCTACTTCGATGATGTTAAGAGTAATCTCAGCTTTGCGTGTCTGAAGTTGCATTGGTTTTTTTCCTTGCACCGAGGATAGTTACGAGATGATCGTGAACGCCAAATTTTGCAGTAAAACTGCTGCCGACTCTTTTTCCCACGAAATTATCGCGCGTATCGGCCATTGCCGCATCACTAAGGTTTATTTTAGACCGAAACACGCCCTGATCTGGATTTTCTTCGCATTTTGAGGTGAAAATCACAACATGCTCAAGAGTGATGTCTTCGTCTTCAAGTGGAACCAATGAATTTTTCTCGTCATCTTGCTTAGAGAGCTCGTCAAAAGCTTCTGTCCTAGCTTGGGTCGCGCACGCTTCTATGCGCTCATCTAGCGATATGTCAGTCGCTAAAGCAGGAATTTGCTTAAGCGCAGAGATTACACCTAACGTTCTATAGTCGAGCTGCTCAAGCTGCGCTTGAATTTGTGGGAAGTTGTTCAAGGTTTTAAGCATGTTCATAACAGCGTACTGCACCATACGCACCTGCTCTTGCATCATTTGCAACTTTTTCTCGTAAGAAGCTACAGTATCCGCCGTAGTCTGCGCTGCAGCTGCACCCTCTTTTAAGAGCTTTAAAGTTTCTGGATTGGTCTCATTTGTTCTTCTCATTTTTCTGTTAATCCTATGCTAGTGGCTTTTAGTTTCTGTGCCCATTGTTTTAAAATGAGAGCTTCTTCTGTTGAAAAATCTACCTCATTTCGCTCACCCATCACGCTAAGAAGTAAGTTTGTTAAGTGCTTTTTGATAAAGTCTTCAACGTCTTTTTCGAGCTTCTCGTCATTCTTCTTGTTCCCAAACTTAATAAGTGATTCGCGCTTCAGTAAATCATGTAACAACTGCGCCATCGCGAGTCTAGTATCTAGGTCCATAATTTGATAGCTCCTGGTAAAGTAATTGGCATAAAGCCGTGCCTGCGTGTCATATCGTCGTAAAGACGAGAAGCTAGTTGTACATCATAAGCTGGTTCTTTAAACTCACTCATCCGTTTGAGGTGGGCTTCCGCATCATCATCGAACATATACAGCTTATGTACAGCACCGTCATGAAGAGCGAGAGCAGCCTCAGTGAGGGTCTCCATATCATCGTCCGTCAACACAGTTGCACGATTATACACTTGCGGCCAAACTGCTTCTCCGTACCACGTACGATCTATCACTACGTTCTTCTGTGCAGTTAGCGCGATGGTGTGAAGCATTTCAGCGAAGTATGTTTCGCGAGTATGCCACTTAGCTGGAGCTGTCATATGAACGTAATTACCCTTGATTCTAGTTCTTAATATGCTAGCAGCTGTGCTCTTACCAACTTTATCCATTCCTTCAATTAAGTATAACATCATACATCTCCTATCATATGATATTTATACCAAAAAAGAAAGGGCCTTAACTGTAAGGCCCCGAAGGTTAAATTAAAACTTCTTAATAAATTTCGCAGGCTCCACCGGCGCAAGCCAGCTCTCCCTTTCTTGCGTCACCTATTCCGGCATAATTCAATGAAAATAAATCAATACCGGATGGATAACGAGTAATCCATTCGTTATATTGCTCCTCTGTAATTGACTCGAAAGGAGTTTGGGTGTACGTACCTCCATCGAATGGCAACAAGCTCACACCGGTGAAACTATCTCTATGCTCGATTATCCAATGAGTGATAGCTTCGACCTCATCTGGCTTGTAAGATACAGTTAAACTGACGTTGTGCTTATTGTCTCCGCTACGATGCGAGCTACTAATCCAATGATCGTAGATAGACTTAGCTCTATTCATTAGCTCTATTGCGGTTTCCTTTTCTCGCTGAATAGCACCTTTAGTTGATAGAGGAACGGTCACTACTACTACATCATTGCTAAAGGCGTCTCTCTCCACTACCGATCCAGAGCCAGGTTCACCCAGACCAAATATATCGGTTAAGTACGATACAATTGGCTTATTAGCCGTCTTATCGACTCTCACTCGGCGTAAGTAGTACTCTGAGTGAGCTGCGTGCACTCCAGAGGTGGTAGTAAGCCACGCCGAAGTAGACCCTGAAGGCTTAGTGCAACCAATTCGCGCAGCAGGGTTGATTCCTAAGCGACTAGCCCACAGAGCGTTAACTTCTAACATCAAAGCCGCCGCCTCTCTTTGGATTTCAGGAGTCAAGAAATGTTGAGCCATAGCCTGACCAGTAATAGATACTCCCAATAAAGCGTCAGCTTCGCAGTTCGCCTTCCAGCGAGGATCAATGTAGTGAAAATCAGTGTAAGTCGCTTGAAGAGTGCCGATAATAGTAGCAGCTTGAACTGCCTCTAGAAAGTCTTCCTTAGAAGTACAGCCAGCGGCGTTCACTTCCGTTAAGTTACAAAACTGACGGGGGCGAAGAGCGATTTCTACACAAGGATTAGCTCCCCAATCTGGGTGATTTGTCATAAAAATGCCAGGTTCTCCAGCGTTGCTGGCAAAGCACATATCTAGCACTCTCTTCATTTTAAGTTGAACATCAGGGTCATTTCTATAAATGACAGCTGAGTTGTTCGCGCGCTGACGTTGCGGATTAGCGCTCCACCACTCGCCGAGTTTACATGTTAACATCTCGAAATCATCGTGATCGAATAAAGCTATCAAAGCTGTGCGGCGCACTCCTCCACAAAACACTAGATCTCCTATATGGCACATGATATCATGTACTTCAATCGGTCTCAGCTTGCGTCCAGAGGCTTCAATCAAGATATCTCTTATACGAGTGTGCAAGGCGCACAAACTTTCAGGACCTGACGCAGTTCCGCCAGTCGAAAGTGGAGCTCCCTTTGGGCGAATTAGCGAGTAGTCGAACATTTGACAAGGATTATGAAGAAGTAGGTGAATACTGTCCGCCCAAGATTCTTTACTATCTTGGATCTTGAACACAGCGACGTCAGTAGCATCAAGAGAGATTACAGGAAGCTGCTCCACGTGATGCCTCTGAACAGAGTACCCCACCCCAGATCCGTTCATGGAAATAAAAGTGGCGTCCGCTATATCTTTAAATGACTCGATTGGCAAAAATGCGCAGTTATACATGCGAATATTTGAGCGCTCAATAGCGTAACCAGCGAACTGCATTGAACGCATTGATGGTACAATTTTTCGATTATGCACAAAGTCAAACGCTCGGCGAATCTCGTCTGACCACTTAGGAAATTTTAACTGATGCATAGCAGAAGCGCGTTCTACTGTCTGCTCCACTCGCTCCTTCGTTCCATCGGGAAGCGTATCCGCGTACGTTCTAACAAATACCAAATCACTTAACAGACGACTTCCCGAATCGAGTGGCATGCCAGCTCTCCTATAAAAAAGTTATATTCACCGCCCATAGGGGGTTTTATGAATATATCAAAACACGAAGATAGGCAGCTCATTGAGAGCTGCAATATCTTATTGTTATACATCCAATCTATTCTACCGAAGAATCAGATTTCGGCCCTTCAGGGACGTTAAGTTCTGAACCCTGCATCTTATTTTTCTGTTGCTCCATAGCCATCTGTTGCTGTTGCTGCTGCGCTTGCTCTTGTTGCATTTTCTGCTGCTGAAGCTGCTGATTCCAAGCAAGAAACATCTGTGATGGAATATAAGCAAACTCTTGCTTTTTTGAAGCTCCACTGTCGCCGAAAAATTTCTCTCGAATTTCTCCAATAGTTAAGCACTGCTGCACAAGTCCCCACCAAAGTGTATTTAATGGAATATCTCCGCCGGCGTCTTTACCGATTGGATCTTTCTTAACTTGACGTAACAAGTCATTGAAAGTACAGTGGACAGCCATCTCGGCTTGCAACCTAGTGATCTCTTGCTGTCGTGTTTCACTTTGAAGACCAATAAACTTAAATAAATATTTTTCTGCTAATACAGGGCTAATCTCTTTTAATAAGTCGTGATTCACTAAATCTTCAAAAAAGCGCAGAATCGGTATAAGTCCACGCTCCGCTGAAGCTTGAAGCTTCCACTCGTTGTTAGGCGAGTTTAAAGTTGACTGCTGAGTGCCGCGAGACAGATATTCGAAGCCAATCTCAGTTGGATCGATCTGCGCTTGAGCGCAAATAGTTCTAATCAAGTGATCCGTGTACTGGATGTACTCCATGTCACGAGCGTTACCAGCTAAAGGTATCCAGTTTACATCATCAAGACCCGCGATAATTGGAGTTCGCCAACTGTTGTTGTTACCGTTGATAACGGCGTTGAATTGATTACGAAACAGCTGAAGATTCTGTTGACTGACGTTACCCTTTAAGTGCAGTAGCCCTCTAGCAGCGAAACCGTGAGTGAAGAACAGTGAGTTGTAGTTTTCAGCCTGCAAGTGTCGAGTGATGCTCAATATACACGCTTCTACTAACGACATGGAGTAGCCGTTGTTGTCGACGTACGAAGGTGGCTGAAACACTTTAAAGATCATCGTATCTTCGCTAAACCACGCGACCTCTTTTCCATCGATGACTTGCAAATACTTGACTTTACTAGTATCGGGAGGAACAACTCCTTCTTGCTTTAACTGAAGCCCCTTAAGTTGAGCGTTCGTTAAATCTGCGTGCTGCGAGGCCGGCATATGTTTGTTAGCGTGAAACGTAGACTCAGCAGGAACATGGCGAAAACGCTGCATGCCTTTGCCGAGTTTATCTCTAACTTTCTCAATAGACACGTGGCCGAACGTTAGCGCGTCTTGGCACATCATGCCAAACTGCGTCGCCATCGTCGTCTTGTCGTCTTCTGGGGTTTGACTTAAGTCACCACAGTGATACAGCCAGCTTGATAATTTTGATACTTCTTCGAAGTCGCCGTCATCTAGTTCTTTGCCGTCTCGTCGTAAAAAAGTGAACCCTGTGTCAAAGCGAGTATGAGGAATGTTACAGTGAGCTTCAATCTGCGTGCGTCTATGCCGCAAAACTGCAGATATAATAGTGTCGCGAGTAGCCGCAGCTCTCAGCACGCTATTAGATAGTCGAGTAAACTTAGCTCGATAAGCGCCTTGCGACGACGAAATCTCTAGGTATGGATCAGTGGCGAAAGATTTACGACCAGCTAAGTCGTGCGTTCCAGGTTCTAGTATTAACCCCTCACCGTTTTTGATGTTAGAGTTTAACTGATCCATTTTCTTACCTAAGTCATCAAATATACTCATAACTCACCTTAAGTCGCGAAGAAAGTTGTCACATTAGCGGCATTTAATCCGACATTTTCAATCCGTATAGAGTATACAGAGCCTCTAACTAGATAGACTGCCACTAACCCTGGCTCTCCGTCAACTATTGGCTCTAGTACAGTCGGATCTGAAGAGCCATTAACGTAAACGTTAACTTTCTGATCAGACTCGATATAAGTTATTTTATACAGCTGATCGTACACGACGATGTTTGCAGTTACAGGACCTTCCGGCACTACGTTAGAGTTTTGCACTTCCACGTAACGAGAAGTGACTGCAGTGATTTGAAAGTCGCCACGGTTACCGTAATTGAACGAAGAGGAAGTCACTCTTAAGAAGTCGCCTTCTCGCACAGGGCCAGCGCTGTAAGCGTACACGTCTGTGACGTCTGTCGCCACGACTCCAGTCTCATTAACCATGCTATCTGATAACACATCAATAATGCTACCAGAAGCAGCTACTACCGTAAATATTCCCTGATTGAGAGGATTAAGGCCAGAGCCTTCACCTATAAACACCTGGTCACCAGCCACAATGCCGGTAGCTAAGGGATTTGAGAATGTTAGACGAACAACACGACTGGTGGCCAATCGAGATACATCGATCGTGTCTCCATTCATGAAGGCACCCCCGATCCTCTCTGTCCTTAAGACAGGATCGATTCCAGACCAGGTGTATCGAGAAGTAACCCCATTTGGATTAGAGATCGTCCAAGATGACCCGCTTGTTAAAGACCGCAGCGTAGATAAGACTGTTTCTTCTTCTGCTACGTTAATGATATGCTGTTGACTTCTAGTTTTAGAAGTCGGAATATCCGTGATCTGTCTAGCGTAATCGAAGTCCCGCAAGCGAGGGTTGTTTGATTTTACGCTATCGCTGTAAGCGAATAAATTCACTAACATAGTTAGAGTTTGAGTCACGAATATACTCCTTTAATCATCGCACGAGGCAACACATTATAATTTACCAGAAAGCGTCCTAAGATCATTAAAATGACCAAAGGAAGCCGTCTGGACCGTCATCTCGGTCGTCGTCCGACTGGTTAAACGGCTTAGCTTCTGGCGTATGTACTGGAATTCGATGCTCTTTCGCTAGCTCATAAAAGTTAGGCGCCCGCAAATAAGCGCCGTCAGCGGAGTGTAGCGGAGACTCCGCTGCAGTGATACCCAGCATGTCATGCGAGATAACGAAGCGAGCCTTGCCCATAACAGCCACTAGCATGTACCGTAAGCAGTCGATAGCGTGGTCATACTCAGCGGCGAAGCGTCCATCGATGGTCGCTCCAGAGGCGTCTTTCTCGTAGTGATAACGCTCCATCTCGTAGACGAGCTGATCACAAGCCCCTTCAGCTAAAAAGATCTTTATATCAGCCGTACCTGGAACGTTAAGTAACCGTTTAATAACTTGAACACCTAAGTTTTCTGACTTATCAACCTTCGCGACCGGTAAGCCAGCCGTTTTCATTAAGTCGATACCAGATCCGTTAGCGTTATCAGGGTAGTACATCTGAACACGGTAATACTTATGAAACTTAACTTTTATCATGTGAATGAAAGTGGGATCGTTCGTCTTCGTTACACCAAACGAGCGCAGCACGTAAACGTTATCCTCTGGATCAACGGCGGCGACGGTGATCGTCGACGGTGCTGCCCATCCCCAGTCAATACCAGCGTATATAGGAATTTTTCTTCGATGAAGCTCACGCACAAACGTATCTTCGTCGATTATAGTAGTGGGAGCCTCTTTGGTCAGTACTTGCCACATGTAGTTGTAATTGACTACGTGACGAGTTTTATCAAACTCCTTGAACACAATACCTTCAACAGAAGGCTTCATGCACATCAGCTCTGCTAATACCCAATCTGCGTCAGCGGATTTTACTTTGCGAATCACGTCGTCAATCGTCGCGATCATCGTCGACGCTGCGGCAGTCATCTTAGGGTCTTGGTTTTTCGCGTCCCCTAAACAAACTGAGAAAAGCGGACACTTCAAGCAGCCATCAGTACCTCGATGTAACACGTAGTCTTGCTTCTTGTTGTCAGCGAGCTTCTCATACTCAGAGTGAGGTATGTGGTGCATCTTCTCTTGGTTAACGTATATGTCAACCTCTTTAGTCCCGTGACGAGATGACTCACATCGTTCCATAAGGTCAATTTGGTTCCACATCTCGACTTGACGGCCCTGCTCAAGAGCGGTGTCCATCTGCTGCTGAACAAGCCCGTAAGCTGACTTACGAGTAGAAATACCAATCTTTACAGGTGGAGCTCCTGTAAGACGATGCTTTACGGGAATTCCGTTAATCTGCTTGTATGCCAACCGACCTTCAGGGGATAGGGTGTCTAGTTCGTCCATCACGATGCAAGCTTCGTGAGGTCCGTTAAGAGCAGCCATAGTGCACGGCAAACACTCTAGCGACACTTGCTCGTTATCGACGACGAGCACGGTCTTCTCGATAGTGTCTTTGTCTACTAGCGGAGCTAGCATATCTTTATTTTTAGCAATAAAGTTCTGAAAGTACGTGTACGCTCGTTTCGCTTGCTTCTCGATAGCTCCCACGTGAACAACGCCGCGCTTATCATGAAACATCAAGGCAGACTCTGCTATAGCTACCCCGAGTGTTTTACCGCCACCACGTGGAGCTATGTATAGAATATCCATACCTTTTTTGAGGTGTACGCAATGATTGTAAACCTTCCAAACTGAGTCCAGTGGGTTACTTGAAGAGTATCGAGACACTGTCTTGCCGGGTAGGTTTACGTTCCAGAACAACTTAATCCACTCGTATAAGTGGTCTCTGTCTAAGCATTGGGCAAAAAATACTTGCCTCAACTGCTCAGGGGTCAAGTGGTTGTTCGCTGTCGACGCTATTTTAGTCTTATTCTTCCTTCGCTTCATTGTGGAGTGACCTCAACCCCCTCTACTACCTCTGCCTCAGCTTTTCCCTTTTGATTCATCGCCTTCAAGAGAGATTTAGCTGTCGCTTCTGTTAGAACTTCCTGTATATTTCCTGACTGCTTCGCTGGCTCTTCTGTAGTAGTTGTGTTGATGTTACCGGTAATTGAGATATTTTTCGAGTTATCTTGGCCAATTACTTGAGACATCATCTCTATAGCCATCTGCAAGTCTTTAAGGGATTTAATTCGCAAAGTTTTTGGTAAGTTTTTATCGTTAGGATTTTTTAAGTAAAGCTGCATGGCTTGCATAGTTTCAACATGAGCGACTTGAATCATGGTGCTAACCAGTTCAAGCTGTTGATACTTAGAGTACAACACCTTCTGCTTCACTCTAGTTTGAAGATCGAGCGATATTTCATCTCGAATAGCTGGCCAGTTGTAGTGGTAAGCAGTAAAAATAATCATCCCTGGGCTATACTCGTTGTAAAATTTACAAACTTCAGCCAGGGATGAACCGTTCACGTACGTCTCGAATATCTTTTCGGAAACCTGAGGCGGCAGAGGTACAGGACCTTGCTTATCTTGGTATTCCTGAATTTTCACGAGGTCGGTCTTTGAAAACCCAACCTTCGGCTCTACCGCCACTAGTGATTTTGAGGTATTGCTTGACATTGATAACCTCAGTAAAAACTCTCCATACAGGACCGGCGTAGTCTGTGACACACCGCTTGAGTCGACTTTCAGGGTCGTACGACCCAACGGATCGTAACACTAAGAATAACATTAACTTACTCAGTAGTCCATCTTTAGAACTCAAGTATCTCTGAAGCTTATACCATCGGTAACTTTTAGCGTTGAGGAAGATGGCGTAGTGAATTTCTAACTTCTTAGAATCAAGCATCAGCTCAACGTGCTGTACACCAGGTGCCGCAAGGTGTCCATATAACATAAGATTTTGCTCACTGTGTTCAGTGATATACCCTAAGTTCATTAACCATACGTCATCTGATGCAGCTCTAAAATCATTCTCATTCATAACGTCGATTTTTCCAATTTTTATTTGAAATCTGCTCTATTAGATCGGTCATTTTTTCTTTACCAGCCTCAGGTATTTTCACCTGTAAAGCCTGTAATATCAGTGGACATCCACTCCAAGTCACCTCTACTTCACCAAAAATAGTTTCAACAATTTCTTTACGAGTACTTTTCGTGAGCTCTGCGGAGCACTTTACCAAAATCATCTTGTCTGCAGCGTTGTGTTGCAAAATCTGTTCATCGTACAGCCACCACTCCTTCTGAATGTATCTTTGCAAAGTGTCTGGGTGAATCTTCAGCCTGGCAGCGTCTAAGTTATTCAAAGTTTTAGCTATAGTTTCCGAAAATTGCACCTGCACTTGAATTTGTTCGGAGCTACCTCTCACGCCGTATGATATCTGGTGCTGCATTAAAATAGACGATGGGACGATATACCTAACAGGGCATGCTTGAAATATAGAAAAAGCCATTGAGACCGCAAAATCAGCTACACATACAATGTTCTTTCCTGAAGCGTACATCGCGTTAATAAGCTTACTACCAGCGATAACCTCACCACCAGGAGAGTTAATATACAAGACGATGTCTTCACTCTCTGTCTGCATAAGCTGCGAAATCACGCTACTTACCGACGATTCCGTCACTTGATCTTGAAGAATAATTACATTTTTGCTAGTCATCTCAATAACATCTAGCTTACCTCGCTCTACAACAGCTGACGCAGTCTTGGATAGCATACATAACATAATTAAAAACGCAGATACCAACAGTTTCATCTTGAACCTCTTTATTTAAGAGAAAGTAGACACTTCTCTTTAAGTTTCTCACGATCTACAGAACCGTCATAGATCTTGTCAATGTATTCTACAACAGCTGATTCCATTGAGTGCACTTTCTTTAAGCTATTAGACGACTTGATGGCGTGAGTGGCAGACTTCTTCACTGTAAACCCATACTCTTGCTTAAGAGCTTTAAATAGTCGACTGTCTACCACAGCGTTAACCTCTGTTCCAGGTCCTTCTATAACTAAGTGATTTTTATCATCTTTGTTCATAAGGCGGATAACTGCCTCTACGTTCGCGGGGGTTGACCTGTACGTCATCCACTGAGGGAGTGGAGAGCGAAAGAAAGTTCGCCCTCGCGTCTCAGAGTTGTACACGTAAATGCCTTTGACTTGATCGTGGTCAGCGGCTTCCTGAGCGTACGCAGTGCCGGGATACCACACGCAACCCAAATCTTGGGCTGTATGAATGTGACCAGAGATGATTTGGCCGCTATAATTCTCGGGTACTACAGCACCCTCTTTCGTTAGAGTGAAGCCAAGGTTAGCGTTCTTGAAGGTTTGATGGCAAAAAATTAAGGGAGTAGAGAGCATCGCGGCTTGAAGGTGAGTGTCAAACGAAGAGACGTCGTCAATGTACGGCAACAAGCTAAACTTACCGTTCACGCTCATCGGTCTATCAACGATAACCACGCCTTCGTACATAGCTTTATACGGAATCCAAGCGTGCACTTCCGAGTTGGTATGGTGGGCCATATCGTGGTTTCCTACAAGTATGTAGGCAGTGCCGTTGTAATGCGTGACGAGCCAGCGAATGTGGCGATCTACGAAAGACATCACTTCGGAGCGAACCACGTTATGTGTATGAAACGTATCGCCAAGGTTTACGATGATGTCTGGCTGAGTGGAGATGATAAGGGACTGCAGCCAGTCTAAGAAGATTTCGACTTGCTTAAGAGCGGAAGCTTTTAGGTGAGGATCGCCAATTAGTAATACTTTCACAGAGTGTTCCTTGGTGTATTTTATACAACTTGAGATATAAATTCAACCGCTTACTGATTGAATTTATACCCCATGATATATAAATTGTTACTCTAGGGTTTCACCTTCATCAACCTCAATATCTACCTCTGCGTTCTCGATAGTAGCTTTTTTGGATTTCTTATTAACCACAGCAATAACCATATCGTCAGCGGTTACGTGAAGCAACGCGTCAGCCAAGCTGAGGTCACCTTGCTGCAAGTGATTCTTCGTGGTCTTAATCTTAGTGATAATTCCACGCTGATACTTAACTCCATTAACCGTCTTAGGCGGCAAGTTTCCCACTTTCTGAAACGTAATTGAGATAGCTTTAGCGTACTCAATACCCTTACCGCCTGATAGTGATGGAGCTCCGTGAGCTGCTGGGTTAGGGTTACCGTGCATCTGATTAATAGCGATAAACACACAGTTGCACTCTGCGCACAGCACGACTTGACGCCGCAGCATCCGTTTCAACACCTTCGCTTGATCTGCCATAACCTGAGGATCAAGAGTTGATTTGCCCATATCTGCGCGAGTAGAGCCGACTACTATAGAGTCATAAAGAACAACAACCTTAGCGTCAGGATACTCTTGATGAATAGCCTTTTGAGTGTGCTCAAGAACGTTGAAGTTCTCCTCAATAGTAGGCTCAGATATGATAATAAGCTTCTCGCGGTTTACACCCATCGAGGTGGCCCGATTAAAGGGAAACTTGCGCTCAACGTCAATCAATACAGTGATGTATCCTTGCTCTTGCGCTTGAGCTAAAGCGATGATCCCAGCTGTCGTTTTGCCAGCGTTAGGTAAACCAACAAACTCAACTATGTACCCAAACGGCAGCCCAGGTACAGTAGATAGCTCCTTGAACCAAGGAGGCATCACCACCCAGTGAGCTGGGTTGTTTGGGTCCACATACATCACTTCGGAAGCGATTTTGACCGCTTCTTTACCAAGAGCTGCGTTGATATGTCCGCGTATAAGCGATAAGTCAAAATTACTCATTCGTTTCACCATCATCGCCAAAAGCGTTACGCAGCTCAGCTTCACCGTTAATGTTTGCAGAGACGTTACCGACCATTTGGACTGTTACTTGAGCTAATCCTCCAGCAGCAACCTCAATGGCGACTCGAGTTACGCCGGTAAGTTTGACTCCATTAATGTATAAGGCGCTGTTAGCGCCTGTAGAAAACCCATCACCAGTGGTTTTAAGCTCAATTTTATCTGGCTTGACTGCAGTTGATTGCATCTCTGTATTCCTTAAGTTAGATTGCATTTTGCGCTCTACACGCTCTCTCTTCGTCTTGGCGTCGTGACACGAGTCGCATATTCTTTGAAGATTTGACTTATCGCACCATAAACGGTTCATAAACATAACCCAGTCGGGGTTTTTGGGGTCAAAAGACCCATTTAGGGGTACAACTGGGTCGATATGATCCACTGATACCCCGATAGGGGCTCTTACCCATTGATTGCACACCTGGCAGTGCCGCTCAACGCCATCCTTCTTGGCTCTTGAACCATCTTTGTTAAACTTCTGATAAAACCGCCTACCTTCACTTAAAACATCCCCCACAATTGGGTCGCGAGAAAAAGCGCGCCGAAGCGCGCCTCTAATCACGGAGGTTCTATTGTAAGTGGGCTTCTTCTTCCGTTTACCAGAAGTTCTTTTCATCGTCGAGCCTTATTGCCGTAGTAAATCTGAGCACTCTCAAACAACCTGAACAGACGCTTTAAATATTCAGTATTCACCTTACTTTTCGCGTACCTCTCGTAAATCTCTTTTCTAGCTGGTCGCGTAACAACCCAAGCTTGGCGAGCAGGTGCGTTAGTTAAGTTATCTGGTGTAGTTAGCAACAGCTCTGACTCTACGATGCTATTATTGTCAGATAATAACAATTCTTTATACTCAGCGTCTGATAGATCTTTCACGATCCAGGATTGTGCGTGAAAGCATTTTTCAGCGATGCGCTCCGCTTCTAACGGAGACACATCTTTAAATTCCAGTAGAGCCAAGTATGGATCATACTTTTCATAGCTCATAAATTACTCGTCGTTTAGTAAGTCCATTAATTCACTGGTTTCTTGATCTAATTCCAGTTCAGGAGCTGGTTCAGGCTTCGCGGCAGCCTTAGCAGGAGCTTTAGCGACTGGTTTAGCTGCAGGAGGAGCTTTAGCAGCAGCGACCGGTTTTGGAGCCTCTGCGACTGGCTCTGAAGGAGCCTCTTCGTCAGATTTTTGCTTACGAACGATAACTTCATCGATTGGAGCGCCACCCAAGATTTTCTTGAGGTCTGACGAAGCGACAGGTGGATACATCTTATGAATATCATAAGCTAGTTTCTGATAATTCTCGACGATATTAGCAGCTAACGGCGAAGTATCAAGCTTCTCCACTTGATCTCCATCAGGTAGAGTGAGTATGGTTTTGTTAAACTCTACAGAGTAGGTGGTGTTAAAACCCTTACCAGTTCGGCTAAACACAAGCCACACGCCAGTGGTCAAACTCACTGGGTTTTTGTTGTACCTATTTTGGTACTGCTGAAATAAATCTTTAGCCGCTTCTAACGCTGTTTTCGGAATCTCTAAGATACCGATTTCGCCGGCTTTATTAGAAGCGTTCAGCAGGAACGAGCGCTTCGCCTTGAATTGGCTTGCAGCCTCAAGTATCTCTTTTGCTTTCTCAGTGTTACCGAGAGCTTTCTCGCGTTCTGCTCTAGCCTCTTCAGCTTTTACAAACTCGCAAATAGGGCAGTATTGCTCATGAGGATAAGAGCAAGGTACTGGTGAGGTTTTCCCGTCTTTTTTAGCGAATCCCCAATGAAGCTGGATTTCACGAGAAGGAACGTTGTTGTGATTAGTTCCGAATGGGGGGAGGATGCGGAAAATGTGACTACCATCAGTTACTTTGAATCGCTTGATGTCTCGTCGACCGGATGATACCATACCATTTAAATTCAATTCTTCTGACATAAAATCTCCAAGTGTGTGCCTAAAATGGCGTTTCTAAAACTGTTACTCTGGCGACACCGTTGATGTCCCAGTATCCTTTATACCATTCTTTTTGGCAGCCTGACGGGCTGCTATCTCAGCTCGCTTTCTCTTAACATCTTCCATAGTTAACTGAGGTTGAGCAGCTTCAATGTTACTCGCGCTGTTAGCTTTCACTAGCTCGTCTGTAGATGGAGAAGTCGCGATAGCCTCTACGAATCCTAAGTACTTTTCGCCGCCGAGCCAGATGATCTCTGTTTTAGAGAGAGGGATAGTAAGAAGCGTTTTCTTTAGAAGCTTCTCTTCGGTATTTGGAAAGAAGCGAGCGACAAAAGTTCTAGCCCACTTCACTGCATCTCCAGTGGTTTTAAACCCTAATCCAACGTAGTTGGTGTAAGGAATGCGACCAGCGTCAAGCTCAGGATCAAGACCTTGCAGCTCGTCAACGAAGGTTTTAATGTTATTCACCGTGGTGACGACGTTGAGCGGCTCGGAGTCTTTTAGAAACTTATCCGCCTTTTGAATATCCCTTCGTAGTAAGGCTCTGGCGAGTGGGATCTCGTACCGAGGTAAGTCCACGATAACCTGATAGTTTTCCAGAGTTTCTGGACTAGAGGTTAAGAAAGTGCGTTGCATAATAACTCCTAAGTTAATTTTTCGATAGAACCCTTGAAGGTAATATTAATCTCCACAGGGACCTTATACCCTCTCTTAATCTTTCCGTGAATTAACACTGGGGTGTTAATTGGAAACCTTGGAGGCACTGGGTTATTCCAATCAACAGCGTCAAACGTAGAGCTGCCATCTTGAAGAGATATTTTTAGTAACTTCTTGCCGGTTTTCGTAGTCTCTACACTCGATCCTTTATATAAGGCGACCATATATACCAACTGATCTGCTCGCTTTGGATCTCTTTTCTCAATATACTTAACTGCAGTAGCCACATCAGCGATCATAAAGTGATTAGTGTCTCGTAAAACATATGGAATTGCAGCGTTTTTCGTAGGAATCCAGTTAGGTAAAGAATCACTAACTACATGAGACAGCTTATCTGTCATCAGTAAGTTAAGCTGCGCTTTATGAATAAACACACCGATTTTATTTAGGTTTAAAACATCTTCTGGAATATCGTCTTTAATTTTTTTAACAGACCAATACTCTTTGAGCATATCTGGTATTGTCATGTTAAAGTCATCAAACAGTCCGGCTAATACGAGTTTAGTAAAAACACCGCGATTGACCATGCGTCCGTTACATCTAGTCGCGAAGTCCTTAATTGACGTGTATGGAGCGTGAGCAGTGATAGCAGTTGTCGCTGCGGGTCCTAAACCCTTAATCACAGACAGTGGAGCTCTAAGCTTCTTACCTTCGATTTGCCACGTTGTAGCCTTAGAAGCTGAGATAGACGGCTGAAGTATTACGCTACCAAGAATAGTAGCGTAAGATTTAAGCTTCTCCTCAACTCGTCCAAAGATACTTAGCTCCGCTGCCCAGAACTCTAGGGGATAGTGGTGCTTCAAGTACGCAGTATTATAACCCACAATCGCGTACGACATCGAGTGAGCTTTGTTGAAAGAGTATCTATTTGAAGCGACCAACTGATTACACAAAAGATCTGCCTGCTCTGCGCTCCACCCTCGCGCTAAAAGCGCGCTTTTTAGCTTCGCTAAATGGTTTAAAAGCTCAGTTT